TGCCCCAGGTCACGGACGTGACCCGGAAGCGCCGGACGACGCCATCGACGGGCACCTCGATCACATCCGTCGGATCGATGCGGATCGCGCGGGTCGGGAGCTTGGCTTCGAGCGTCACGCGCCCCTGCCAGATTTCCCGCAAGGCGCGCTGGGCGATGGTCTGGGCTTCCTCGACCGAGAGGATCAGCGGCAGCGAGAAGGCCGTCACGCTGCGCGAGGTGCCGAGCTGCCGCCGGCCCGTGACGGTCGAGCTCTGGTAGTCGCGGGCCTCGTCGAGGTGCACGACATCGATGGAGATCGGCAGCTCCACGTCCTGCGCGCGCTCGATGCGGACGCGCGCCCGGTCGCCTTCGCCCTCCGCCGCGCCGAGGTCGTCGGCGGCGACCGGAACGACGGTTCCCGCGCCGCGCTTGACGAAGCGCAGCACGCCGCCGCTTTCGACCGCGTCGAAGAAGTAGGCGGTCTGCAGGACGGCAATCGTCTCGCGGAAGGACTTGCGCTCGGAGACGACGTAGCCGGACACCTCGTCGGTGAGGCTCGACACGTCGATCTCGGAGAGCGCGAGGCCCGCCCGAAGGCACAGGTCGCGCACGATTTCGGAGAGCTGCATGTTGCCGATCTTCCCCTGAACCCAATGGCCGAGGCGGTAGTTGTCGCTGTCCGTCCAGACGCGGGTCAGCGACGGAAAGAACGGGTAGGGCCGGGCGTCCCAGCACCACAGGAAGCGCGGGCCGATCATGGAGCGGCCCTGGCCGTCGGCCGGATTGTTCGCCGGATCGCGCCACCAATCCTCGGTGCCCTTGATCGCGGCGCGCTGGACCACGCGGTCGACCGAGCGGTTCGAATACCAGGGGTAGAAGCTCTCGGCCGACTTCGGGTCGACGAAGACGTTCGGCCGGTTCGGCGAGCAATGGACCGAGGGGAAGCCGTACTCGGTCAGCCAGATCGGCTTCATCCTCGGCGTCCAGGCGGTCGGCGGCTCGGTCGGCACGCCGGCGACGCGCGGCACGTGCTGGTTCTCCCACCACCACCGCATGTCCTTGATTGCCCAGAAGCGCTCGCTGATCGGCGACTGGACGCGGCTAGCCCCTCGCCCCGGCAGGTCGCGATCCGCCTCGGAGGCGTAGAAGTAATCGATCAGCTCGCCCGAGCCCCAGCCGGCCCCGATCGCGGCCGGATCGGTGAGCGAGCGGTCGGCGTCGCTGACAGGGAAGTAGGCGTCGATGCCGACGACGTCGATGTTCGCATCCGACCAGAGCGCGTCGAGCGGGAAGTCGACTGATCCGCCGCCCCGGTCGTGATAGCGGTATTCGGACCAATCGGCGGCGTAGGTGGCAACGCAGTTCGCGCCGAGCCGCGTCTTGGCCTCCGCCGCGATCTGCCGCCAGAAGGGCACGGCGGGATAGGCGCCGCCCGCGTCGCGGATGCGGTTGAGGCCGACCATCTCGGAGCCGACCGCGAAGGCGTCAACGCCGCCCGCCTGCTCGCACAACGTCATGCAATGGCGGATGAAGCGCAGGTAGCCGGCGGGCCGCGTGAAGAAGCCGGCGACGTCGGCCGCCGCGCCGGTGATCCTCCCGCGCCAGGGGAACGGCGCCGGGTCGGGCGGCGGCATGTCCATCATGATGAAGGGGTAGAAGAGAACCTTGTAGCCGCGCGCCTTCAAGTCCTGCACGGCCCGGATCACCGAGCCGTCGTTGATCGTGCCGCCGTAGGACAGCGCCTGCCGGCCGTTCGGCAGCGTGTAGGAGGACACGACCGGCCAGGCGTCGCGTCCGCCGCCGGCCACCGCCCACAGGTGCGGTGATGTCTCCGCCGCGAATGCGCCCGACTGCGGCCTGGCGTATTCGCATTGCGCCCGCAGGTCGCAGGTCGCCACGTCGATCGACGTGCCGAACCAGGCGTAGACGAAGTTGATCCACTCGACGTTCGGCAGCTCGCGCTTGAGATTGTCGATTGCGACCAGATAGTCGGAACGCTTGGTGCCGGTGTTGCCGTTGATCGCCTGCGATCCGGTCGCCCCATGCCCGACCTTGCGGACGATGTCCGTGTCGGTCGCGAACTCACCCGAGGCCGGGATCAGGCAGACGCCCTCGACGAGGTTGCGCGCGTTGTCGGAAGCGTCCGATCCCCGGTAGACCTCGACCTCGAAGTTCGGGAAGCGGTTGCCGAACGGCGTGAGCTTGAAGTCTTCCAGCATGACCGTCACGAGCCCGCGATGCGCCGGTGTCCGGTGCGCGCCCTCGACCGCCGCGACCAGCGGGTCGGCCGCCTGGCCTTCCTCGCCGAACTGGACGCGGATCGCGCCGACGTGCTCGGGATCGAGCATCGTGTTGTTGACCCAGACCCTATAGACCGCCGTGACCGGCCCCTCGCAGACGCCGAGAAGGATGTCGGCTGCGTATTCGTAGCGGGTGCGGCTCGTCGTCCTCCGTCCCCCGCCGCCAGCCGCACCACCCTTGCCGCCGCCGCCCGTGGTCTCGGTGATCGCTGTCTCCTTGATCCCGCGCACCCAGATGATGTTCGCGGCGATCCGCCCGCGCCCCCAGACCCTTGGGATCGGCTGGCCATAGGCCGAGCCCGAGACAGCCAAGTCGGTGACGCGTGCGCCCTCGGCCCTCGTGACCGGCGACGGACGCGGGCCGAACAGGTCCTGCTCGACCATCGCGCCGAGATATGATCCGAGCATCGCTCCGGCCGCCTGGCCGAGCCCGCCGGCGACGGCGTTGCCCGCCCACGCGCCGGCGACGGTGAGGACGAGCTGCGCCACGGATCAAACCTTCAGGCAGTGAGTTCGAAAGAGAAGTTCGGCAGACGGTTGCCGAAGGGCGTGACGGCGAAGCGTTCGAGGACGACATAGGCAAGGCCCCGGTAGGCCGGCGCGAGCGCCTCGGTCGCCTGGATCAGCGGATCGGCCGGTTGCGACGCGCCGCCGAGATAGACCCGCCGCGCCGCGAAGTGCTCCGAGCCGATGGCGTTGCCGTCGGCGAACATCTTTCCAATGCCGGTGATCGGCCCCTCGCAAAGCGCCACGGCGACATCGCAGAAATAGACATAGGTGACGGTGGTGGTCGTCTGCCGTCCCCCGCCGCCGCCCTTGCCGCCGCCTCCGACCGTCTGGGTCTGGGTTCGGGTTTCCTCATGGAAGCCGCGCATCCAGATGACGTTGCCGGACAGCCGCGCCTTGCCATAGACGCGCGGGATGACCGAGCCGTAGCCCGAGGACTGGACGCGGAGGTCCTGCAGGCGCGGGCCGGTGACGACGTTGTTGCGCGTGCCCCCGCTGAATAGTTGCTGGTCGACGATGCCGCCGACGTAAGCGCCGATCGCGCCGCCGATCGCCGAGCCGAGGCCGGGCAGGAGCAGGTTGCCGAGCACCGCGCCGCCGACGGTGAGGACGAGACGGGCCATCAGGCGATCCCCGGCAGCCGGAACGCCCCGCGCAGCTTCTCGGTCCAGAACGCGGTGAGGTCCTGTTCGACGACGGCGCCCGCCTCCCGGTAGCAGTGCAGGAAGCGACCGCCCTCGCTCAGATATCCGCAATGGTGCGCCGGCCCTTTTCCGAAGCCGAAGAGGAGGATGTCGCCAGGCAGCGCGTCCTTAAAGGGGATTTCGGTCCCGCGAGCCGCCAGCGCGTCGCGCAGCCGCTCCTCGGCCCTGTAGAGCGGCCACGTCGCCGCGTAGTCCATCGGCTGGTCGACCGCGCCGATGAAGGGCTCGGCCGCGCCGCGCACGAAGCCGATGCAGTCGCAGCCCGCCCCCTTCACCGCCGCCTGATGGTGCCAGGGCGTGCCGAGCCACGTCCTGGCCTCGGCGAGCAGCGCCGCGCGCGAGAACGTCTTCATGAGCGCACCGGATAGGAGAAGACCTTGTCGTTCCCCGGAATGTGCGGCTCGCCCCGGAAGTTCAGGATGTTCGAGAACTTGGCGTTGCAGGTCTCCGGGGTCTTGTCGCAGCCGGCGACGAGCGTGAGCCCGTCCCCGACCGCGATCGGGCGCGGCATGGGCGTGAACAGGCGCACGGTCTGGCCGTCATGCAGCAGAACCTCGTTGGCCGCGCCGGCGTTGGCGCCGCTCGTGAAGGTCGCCTTGCCGAAGGTGAAGAAGCCGGTCGGCCGCGCCGTCACGATCCGCACGGTGTCGGCCGCGATCACCTGCGTGACGGTGAGCGCGTCGGTGCGCGGGCCAAGCGCCACGCCGCATTCGCTCGATCCGAGATCGACCCGGCACAGGCGCGAGTAGAGCCGGCCCGCGGTCTGAGCGAGGCGGTTCGACAGCCCCCTGATCTCGGCCTGGAAGCGCTGGTCGGCGCGCTTGACTTCGCCGAGGAAGCCCTTGCGCAGCAGCAGCCGGCCTTGGGAGAGATCGGCCCAGTTGACGAGGAAGACCTCGATGCGCGCGCCGTCGAACAGCCCGGCGGTGAGGTCCTCGGCCTTGAGCGCCGCGTCGTCGAGAAAGCCGTCGACGTCGAGATTGTCGACGGAGAGATCGGAGGCGGTCTTGATCGCGGAAGGCAGGAAGCCGGTCGAAGCCACGTAGGTGAGCCCGTCGACGATAAGCTCCTGGTCGTGGTCGGTGAAGCCGCGCACCCAGCCGTCGGCCCGTTCGAGCCGCCAGCAGGTCGCGAGCGTCGTCACCTCGCCGGCGAGATGCGCGGCGAGCGCGGTGGAGGCGGATTTCATGGGATCAGGGTGTCTTTCGTTGGCGCGTGATCTCGGCCGCGAACCGGCGGCCACTTCGCGGGATCACGCGCGTATCTCGATCAGCGGGATCGATTGAACGTTCTGCAGGTTGTAGGCGCGCGAGATCACCTGAAGGTGGTCGGTGTCGAAGCGCACGGGCACGTCGAAGAAGAAGGAGGCCGTCGGGGTGTTGGCCGGCGCGGCCCCGAAGGTGAGGCGCCCGGTCGCGTGGTCGATGGTGGGGGTCACGACGACGCCGTTGACCCGCACCACCACCGAGCCGACCACGGGACGTGTGATCGTCCGGACCTCGACGACCGGGCCGGACGGATAGCGCTTCACCAGCTGGAACACCGTGGCCGTGACCGCCTGGCATTGCTGGTCGGTGGCCTCGAAGTCGCCCCAGTCCCGGAAGCGGAAGCCGAACGCGCGCCCTTTCCGGGCGCGGAAGAAGGCAATCACCTCGGCCATCTGCTCGCGGGTGCGGATGCCGGTCGAGATGTCGTAGCGGGCGCGCGAGGCCGACCAGTTCTGGTTGCGCTGCTCGAAGCCGGACGCGACCATCACCACGTCGGTCGAGTATTCCGGTCCGCCGGTCGCGCCGCGCGCGATGGCGTCCGGGAAGGACACGTCATGGAAGCTCACAGGTTGCGATCCTTCAGAGATTGCGCTTCGCCCGTTCGAGCGCCGAAGCCATATCGGCGGTGATCTGGCCCTGCGCGCGTCGGAACGAGCCCGCATCCGGGGTCGTGATGTTGAAGGTGACGACCGTCGGCGGCGCGCGCTCCCGGCTTCGCTCGTAGGTGGCCGTCTCCGCGCGGTTCAGGACCCGCTCGCCGCGTTGCAGGATCGCCGGCACCTCGTCGGGCTTGAGGAAAGCGCCCGCGTGCAGCCGCGGTGCGCCGGCGAAGACGAGTGCGGGCACCTGGCGTCGTGACGCGCCCGCCCCGACCAGGCCGCCCACGTGATAGAGCGAAGCGGGGATCGAGAGCCCGCCGCCTCCGAACAGACCACCGAACAGCGAGCCGAACAAACCGCCGGCATTCTGCAGCGTCGGCGCGTTGCCGCCGAACAGGAAGTTCTTGAGCGGGTTCATCACGGCAAGCCGGATCAGCTCGTTCATGATGTCGTTGATCGCCGCGCGGCCAGCGTCCGACCACGACTTCCAGTCGGCCTTGCCCTGGGCGAGAAGGGTTCCGAACCGATCGAGCGCATTGCCGATCGCGCCGTGAAGCGCGCGCTGCGCCGCCTCCTGCCGCTGGAGCTCGGAGGTCAGCTGCTGCATGCGCACCGCGTTGGCGACGATGGCGCGTCCTTCCTCGCCCGCAAGCTCGATGCCGCGCCGGCGAAGCTCCTGTTCGGCGCGGATGGTGGCGAGCACCGCCTCGCGCTGCTGCGCCGATGCGCCGATCAGCCCGATCTGCGTCTCGATGAGCCCGATCTCGGCACGCTGATCCTGCAAGGCGGCCTGCGCCTCGGCCTGCCGTTCGAGCGCGAACTGGCGGCGCGCGGCGGCGAGCGCCGCCTGTCCCTCCGCGCCGGCCGGATCGATCCCCTGCCGACGCAACTCCTGTTCGGCGCGGATCATGGCGATCGCTTCCGAGCGGGCCGCGACGCCCTGCTTGAGGAGCTCGACTTCGCGGGCGAGGCCGGCATTGCCCTGCTCGGTATCGAACGCCGCCTCGCGACCGGACATTTGCCGGCCGAGCTGGTTCAGCCGCCTGATCTGCTCACGGGAATAGCTCACCTCGGGATCGTTCGGGTCGACGCCTAAGCGCCGCAGCTCCTGCTCGAAGCGCAGCTGATCGGCGCCCTCCCGGCGCGCGGCGGGACCGCGACGGATAAGAGCAAGCTCGCGCTCGCGCAGGGCGATCTCGTCGCGCCGGCGCTCGATGCCTTGCAGCAGATCGGTCCGGTTCTGCTCGCGGTGGAGCCGCTCATAGGCCTCGCGCGTGCGGTCGATGATGCGGCCGAGCCTCTCCTTCGCCTCGCCCTCGGCGAGCGTCTGCGCCGTGAGCAGCGGCCGGAGCGCCTGCTCTACCTGCATGATCTGCTGGGCGCGCTGGGACGAGGTCGCGCCCGTGGCGATCGCCTCGTTCAGGCGGCGCTGCCCGTCGATCTGGCGGCCGAGCTCTGCGACCTGCCGGGCGGCCTCGACCGCCTGCTCGGCGATCCGCTCGCGCAGGGCCTGCCGCGCCCGGGTCTCGGCGTTGACGCCCTCGCGGGCCTGATCGATCAACCCCTGACGGCGCGCTTCCGCCCGCACGGCGGCCTCGGCGCTCTCAAGATAGGCTGCCGCCAGCGCCAAGGTCGCGCGGATCGAGGTTTCTGTCGCTGAACTCTGTTCGACGACCGCCTGAGTGGCGGCATCCAGCAACGGGCGATAACGGGCGAGTTCCGCGATGACGCGCCGGTAGGCGGCCTCGACTTCGGCCACATCGGCGAGCTTCGAGCGCACGAGCGGATCGACGAGTGCCCCGCGAAGCGTGGCCTCCTGCATGCGCAAGCGCTCGATCTCGCGCGCGCCGGGGTTGATGTCGCGGGCGGTGTCGCCGGCGCGCACCGAGCGCTCGTTGGCGCGGGCCTCCTCGGCAATCCGGCGGGCACGATCCTGCTGCTCGTTGAGTTGCCGCTCAAGTTCCGCAATGCGCCGCTCGACCTGCGGCAGCATCAGGGGAACGACGTTCCCCCGCACGTTCGCCCGCAGCCGCTGCTGCTGCCAGCGCAGCAGTTCGAGTTCCTGCGCCGACGTGCGCCCGTCGACGGCGCGGTCGACCGCCTTGCCGAGGCTGTCGAAGGCGTTTAAGGCCGAGCGCTGCACGAACTGCCAGGCGCGGCCAAAGGCGTTGGTCGCAGCTTCAGCGTCGGCCAGCGCCGGGACGAGGGCACCGAGAATGACCCGCTGCGCTTCGCTGCGGTTGTTCTGTTCGATGAGCGTGCGGACGTATTGCCGCGTGCGGTCGTCGAGGAACGAGAGCCGGCTGTTCAGCTCGTCCGCCCCGCGCGCCGGGTCGGCGAGCGCCTTGGCAAGCTCCTCCGCCCCGGCCTTGGTCTCGACCCCGACCGTGACGGCATAGTTGCGGGCGAGCGCGATGGCCCGGCCCATCTCCTCCGCGCCGATCTTAGCCGTCCGTAGGAAGGCAACCTGCATGTCGCGGGCGGCCGCGACCGAGACCTTGCCGGTCTCGGCCGAGGTCTGCGCGATCCGCTCCAGCCCGGCGGCGGTTGCTCCCGAGGTGCGGCCGACGCCGGCCAGCGCCGTTTGAACGGCGCGGGTCGAAGCGTCGTTCGCGACCCAGGCGGCCGTGAGCGTGCCGACGACCGTCACAACGCCCGCGATGATGCCGCCAACAACGCCGATGGCGGAGCCGAGCGTCATGATGGTGCCGCGCAGGCCGCCGAAGGCCTGCGTCACCTGCCCGCCCTGCTGCATCAGGATCGTGAGGGGCGACACGCCGCCGGTCGCGAGCTGCGCGACCACGTCGTTGACGGTGTATTGCAGCGTGAGGAGCTGCATGCGGGTGAGGCCGGTCGCCCCGCCGACGCCCTTGATCGCCCTTTCGGTTGCCTCGAAGCGCTGGCGGGCAAGGGTCTGTGCGGCCGCATGCTCGGCGGTGGTGATGGCGCCGCGCTGGGCAAGGGCCGCATATTCGGCGAGCTCCGCGTTGAGGCGCGCCTGCGCCGCCCCGAGCGGATCGATCTGGGCGCGCACGGCCTTGGCGCGCGCCTTGAACTCTGCGGCTTCGCGGGCGGCCGCTTCGAAGACTTCGGCCGAGGCCCGCGCCGACGCTGGGAGCGGGCGATCGACCCCGAGCACCGTGTTGAAACGACGCTGCGCCGCGGCGGCCTCGCCGGCGAGCCGCGCCGCCTCCGCCAGGCGCTTGAGGCGGGCTGTCTCGCGGTCGGTCGCCGCCCCCGTCTTCGCAAGCGCCCGGTCGACCTGCCCGAACGCCTGCGTCCCGGCCTGCCCGACCTCCTCGAAGGCGCGCTTGACCTCGGCCTTGCCCTCGACGCCGAGACGGATCGAGACCTGCGTGGCGGACATGCGGACGGGCGCTCAATCTGCGTTCGAGGACGACGGGGGGCGGTCCCGGCCATAGGCCGCGACGATGATCGGCTCGATCTCGGGAAGGATGTCGGCGAGGAGCGGCGTCATGGCGTCCATCGCGGTTGCCAGCGCGATGATCGCGCCGAAGTCGACGGAATAGACCGCGCCCATCACGGCGCGGACCTGTCCCGCCGAGCGGCGGATCACCTCCCAGGCGAGGAGGCCGTCATCGGTCCGCGGCGCGTGCTGATCGTAGGGGCAGCCCTCACATCGCGTC